TACCGTGATTAAACCATTCACGTAGAGCCCCATCTATATTTAAGGCACTACACTCCTCTTCAGACAGTGGATGTCCTTGAGGATATAAATGCATGTGCAAAGATTTGAAGATTGACTTCTCAACTAATGCACCAACATGTTGTCCAATTTCTGGAATATACACACTCTTCCTTTTCAGGAATTCAAAATCGGCATAATCCAGATAATCCGTCAACTCACTATTCTTGTCTGGCATGGTATAAATTTGACCATACATTCCAAGAAATTCAGATAGATTCTTAATGGTAAACTTGTCCTCATCAGGATGTGTGGAACCAATGTTATCATCACCATACGTGATCACACTTACTCTCTCCCTAAAAGGAGGTGGTGTGTCATACACAGTGTAATAAAAACATCTCATTCCCAATGATCCAACTATACCATTCAAAACCACTGTCAACGAATTTCCACTAATGTGTGAGCCTCTCGTTAATCCGATCAGCGCACCATCGAAAGCAATAACTGAGAAGACTATATCTCCAACCATTGCCTTCATCACATCGATATCCTCCTTTGAGTAATTACACTCAGAGGCCAAATCGATGAGAATCCTCAGTGCTGCAATCAACAATTGAGAGGGAATCTTCTGATCATAACTTCCATAGTCACCACCGATAATTCTCTCTTTACCATGCTTCAATACGTGATTTTGCATTTCCTCCCATTCAGGTCCATGGCAATTAATACCAACAGCACATTCTGAAATAAGGGGATTCATTTGCAATACACGCAAAATGGGTAAGTAATATTTCCTAATTAAATACGTCAATGAGATGGCGTTTCCGTAAAAGATGCGACATTTCTCTTTTGCTAAAACTTCATCCTTCTTGCAAGCTTTTGCAATCGGGTAGGCCCTTTGCCCTGCCCTATAGCATTGCTCGCACCGATCAATCTCATCATATATTTCCTTAGTAAATTCACGTTTGACTAACCCATCTGCAGTCACTTCTTCCTTTGCCAGGAAAGATTTCTTCTTCCCTGTTAAAGGAAAACCAATCGCTGTGTCCATTTTAATACCATCAATAAATCTTTTACCTGGAATTCCATTCATATTCTCTTCCAGAGTTAGAGGTGCACAATCATTCCACATCGTACGCCTAATAACTTTAATCAATGGCACTTTATAATCCAAAATTGCTTTCGCAAGTGTATGTTGCTTGAATGGCAGAGCAGGATGCGACATCCCTTCTAAACATTTCTGCCAACCAAACCAAGCAGGTTTCTCAACGGGTCCCCTATATATATTGGGGGCTCCGCAAATTTCTGCTATAGTATCTGAAATTGGCAATTTAGTAACATCACTTGTAAAAGTGGACGTTGGACCACAACTTCCATAGTACTCAATCTGAGATTCTTGTGGCATATAATTAAGAGCACTCTTTACGGGCAAGGCAGCCTGTTCATCTAAGACTTGCTTACCAAGCACTTCCGTCTCAAATTTCTCTGCCGTACCTGTCAAGACAACACCTTCTTGCTTACTTAAAACTTCAATAGCATCAAGGATCTGTTGTCTCTTTAGAATACCATAACCACCGCGTGGTGTACCAGTCACTCCACCTAAATGGAATCCCACGATACAATTACCACGGGTATTAGATACTAAAGGTGCTCCACAATGTCCAAACTTAGTGGGTATTGTCAAATCATATGTACCACCATCATAGTAAAAATGCGTAGTCTTAACTCTTTCTGGATGCGTTCTTCCAACACTATCTGTAATCTCCCCCGTCTCATCGCGCCATAACCACTTAAATGGTACGGCTCGCATAACATCCATAGGGAAATAATCAGTTAGATCCTTAAAAGAACCTCCTGAGCTGACATAGCAAATAACTAAATCTGTTAGTGGTACATGATATGAATATTTTACGTCAATTTCAGCAAAGAATTTGCCTCCATTTTGCTTTGGCATCTTCTTCCTGAATTCACACAAAAGGCTATCACCAATACGATCAAAATAATGCTTTGGTATAACTGCAACATTTGATCGCAAAAACAGTGAATTTGCAAAATAGGCTTTACCATCTGGCCCTGTAATTCTAACATATGTCAAATTTTTCAACACATTATTTG